GATACATTTTGCGGTGAATTTTGACCAGATATAAGATCAGTAACACCACCAATAATCATTGAGGTTCCTATTGTTGTTAGTACTGAAGTTATAGCCGTACCAATCGCACCACCTACTAAACCTCCTATAAAAGTAGCACTTGCAACAGCACCACCACCGATTAAAATTGGTACTAAAAATTTAGAACCTGTTGCCATTGGAATAATTTGAATATCACCTTGTCCAGACATTGACAAATAATCTTCTGTAATAATATTCCCACCCATTTTTACTCTATAAACTTGATCATTCATATGTTTTTGCAAGCCTTCAAAATTTGCCATCAAAAAATTCATAGCTTGCTGTGGTGATTTAACGGCAGCTTCAAAATAAGATTTACCTAAAAACTGTCTTAATTTTCCATAAACTTTAATTTTTTTAAGCTGCATATCTATAAACACCTCGTAACTGTTGTTGATAAGCTAAATTTAAAAGCTCTCTACAACTTAATGATCTTAAGTTGTGATTTAATATCATCATATCGCCAATATAAACAGCAACATGATCTAAGTTACCTGTTACTGTTTTAAAAAGTAACACATCACCAACTTTTAAATTATCATTTGTTTTTTGTTTTATAAAATTTCTTTCTGCTAAAGCCTTTTCAAAATATGGATTGTCACTAAACTCTTTTATTTTTTTGGTTCTTTTAAGATAAGGGATTTTTATTTGTAAATTTTGTTGATACCAATCTGTAACTATTGACCAGCAATCATATTTTCCCCAGATAAATTTTCTACCAATAAGTGAAGGTGCTTTCCAACCTGTCGGCTTTAATGATTCCCAATGATCATGTTCAATACTGTAAATATAGTATGGAAAGCCAAGATGCTCACAAGCTGCTTTGTCATTATCAGAAGGGGTTGCTGGGCCTAGTGGATGACTATGTATAACTCCAAGAATTTCACCTGTATCTTCACATTCTGCCCAATCATCAGGATCAAGTACAAAAAATTCAAACTTTCCTTCTGCTAAATTTTTGCAAGGCCAAAAAGTTTCTTTTCCTTTTATTATTGCTAACAAACCACAAGCTTCTTCAGGTGCTTGTTTTTTTGCATATTTTTTAAAAGATTCTTTCCAAGACATTTTAAGCATTTACAAAAGTACCTACACCGGGGAAATCGACTCTTGTAACAAGTTTTTTTGGTGCACCAATACCAAACAAATCAAAAGAACCTACCATTTCAAAACTAACAATATCTCTATTTTCTACCGCTTTTCTTTCAATAAAATAAACTTCTCTTGGTAATTCCGATGAAGCATCTGGTGTACCATATGGATTTACACTGCTTGGAAAGTTAGTTGCATCAAGAAATCTACTAAGTGTACGTCTACGTGTAACTTTCGCACCTGCAAGATCAGAAAAAGCTGTTGTTTCATTTGTAAGCTGTAATAATGAAGTTATAGTTCCTAATAAATTAGAAAAAGTAAGTGTTGGTCTTGGTAATTTACCTTTTCCAGAATATTTGTAACCCTCTGCCTTTACAGGTATTCTTGTATAGGTATTTGATTGCCAAACAATATTAAGACTATCTTTCATATTGTTGCCAGCATGGAATAAATAAACATATGGAACTGTTGGGGTATGATTTGAATTGAATGAAATATTACCACTTGTTGATTGAGAGTTTGTAGCAGTTACAGTAAATTGATTTGATGATTCAGTTTGAATTGTATAAACACCATCAATTGAATTACCAGAGGTAAAATCAAGAACAACTATTGTGCCAACAGGCATCCCATGACCAGTCGCACTTATAGTAATTGTACTGGCACTCTGGGAATATGTACCAGTTTGAGCAGTTGCTTTAAAATGTACATTTGGCTTTAATTCAACAGAATATAACTCAATAATTGATTTATTGGTAAGTTCTTGTAGTTCAGCAGTAGGAGTTGACATTTATGGTTCAAACACCTCTCTGAATGTTGTAGTTATTATTGCCCTTTCGTTGTATGGAATAGTTTTTGTCCAAGAATCACAAACAAACTGACTTGCCCCAGATAAAGTTATTGATACAGCAGTCTCAGTAATTGTTGCACTTGAAGCGGCTGTGACAGTGAAAGTATTTGCATCGGCAGAAGAAGAAACAGCATATGAGCCATCTGTTGCTCCAGAAGTAAAATCTATTGTTAAAACATCACCTATTGCTACCCCATGGTTCGTGATTGTAATTGTGATGGTAGTTCCTGATTGAACATAAGTCCCTGTTTTTGTAAAGCCTTCGGCTGGTGGTGTAAATGTAAAACTTGCCTGATCATTAACTCTGCTTCTTAGAAACGCTTCAATAACATCTGATTGAGTCTCAGACACGTTAAAAGTAAGATCATATACTTTTGGATCTTGAGATAAAGGAAGGCCATATAAAGCCCTAAATTCATAGCCATCACCCAAAGAAGAAACCCTTATTTTAGGCTTGCTGTTTTTTCTCATCCCATAGGTGGGAGTGATCGAAGGAAAAGTTGCCATTATCTATTTAATAACCCTCCAGCCCTTTGTTCATCTATTATAGTTGCTTGCACAACACTGGCAATGATACCGCCAAGTTGATCCGCTTCAGATCCATTACCAGCTACCGATGAACCGCTAGCATCTACATTAACAACAATGTTATTTGTTGTACTACCACCACCCATTGCATTGTTTGGAATAATAGTACCAGCAGAACGAGGAACAAAAAGCTCTGGGCCTTTTTCCCCAACAAGTGAAGCTCTCCCTACAGGTGGACGGCCACCATTTGCAAAACCTAAAAGTGGGCTTACACTACTGCCTCCACCAGTAAAGGCATTAGCACCACCTAAAAAGCTTGAAGCTTTATTACCAACAAGACCGCCTCCACCACCGAATATTCCACTTAAAGCATTACCAAAGAAGTTACCAATACCAGAAACTGCACGTTGCATTGCAACTTCGACAAGTTTTCTTTTTAGATTGTTTAATACACCGATAGCAGCTTGAGCTAATGTTTGTGTTCCCATCACCGCATCAGTAAGACCAGACACAATACCATCTTCAACCCCTTGACCTATCTCCATAAATTTTTCTTTTAATCCATCACTTGCTGTAATTGCATCTTCAATACTTAAAACTGATTTATCTAAAGTACCGTTAAAAATATTTGCCGCTTCATTTGTTTCAATAATTTTTTGTGTTTTCTCTGTTAGTTTGATATTCCCTTCATCAGTAATAACATTTTCTTCTTTTAGAATATTTAATCTTTCTTGTAATAATTTTTTTTGTTCTTTTGCTTCTTTTAATTTTCTTTTATTTGCTTTTTTATCTCTTCCTGATGAATTGTCAAATGCTTTCTGTAAATCAGAAACCGCTGTTGCTTGGTTTTTTAATGCTTCTGTAACCTCATCTTCAGCACCTTTATTAACTAAATCATTAAATTTTTTCTTTTCTTCATTTGTTTTTATTAATGCCGTTGTTAATAATCCAGCCCCAGTTGCTATTGCAACAAAAGGAATAGCATTTAAAGCTATTGCTAAAACACCAGCAGCACCACCAGCAGCAATTAAAACAGCTTTTAATGCAACAAAAGCAACTGTTGCTCCTTTAACAGCTAAAGCTATTCCAGTAAATATTGCAGCCGTTTTACCTAATGGAGATTTTATTAAGTCTTCAGAAGCTTTTATAAGACTTGTAAGACCTTTAACACCTGCGATCAAAGCTGGTTCAAGTGCTTGGCCTAAAGTTTCACTAAAATCACGAAAAGTTTCGCCTAAGGAATCAAGATCGCCAGCTAATCCTTCTGCAGCAGCTTGTGACAGTTTATTATAACTTTCCTCAACAATACCTAAAATCATGGCATGAGCCTCCGCTGTTTTATTTGTTTTCATCAACTCTTTTATTACATCTGTTTGTGTTTTAGTAAAAGCAATACCTGATCTATTTAAATTTGATAAATTTCTTTCTGGGTCTTGCAATGCTTTTGCTAATTGCATAAATGATGTCGTGACATCTACTTGGTTTACTTGAGCAATATCTGCAGCAGCTTGGGCTACACGAGAATATGAATCAACTCCTATGTTTCTAAAACTTGTTAATAAGTTAAAACCTCTTGTAAATTCTTCTTGATTAAATAAAGTTTGATTGCCTAATCTATTTGCTGCTTCTTGTAATTCGTTTAAAGCTATAGTACCAGCACCTAAATTTTCTAAACCTTGTCTTAAAATTGCAATATCTCTTTCTCTGGCTGTAAAAGTACCGATTGCATTACTTACAGTTGCAACAGCAGCACCTAAAGTAATTAACGGGCCAAGTGAAGCAGCTAATGAAGCACCTAATCCTTTTGCTGCGGTTGAGGCTGCAGTTAAAGAAGTTGTTGCTCCTTTTGCTGATGTTGATAATTTCTTAGTAGCTGCAGAAGTTTTATTTAAAGAAGATATTGCATTTCTTGCTTCAACTCTTAAGGTAACTATACTTTCGGCCACTTAAGTTAAACAAAAATCTATTAATTATATACTACCTGTTTTTCGCTCTTTCATGCATTCTTTTTTCATTTTCATGTTTATTTTCGTAATAAGCAGCCCAATATATTAATTCCTCTTCAGTAATACCTTGTCTTAATTCTGTTAATGTTTTACCTAATTCAGTTGCGAGAAACAACTCAAAGTTAAGCCAGCTATTTCTCTTTAACCGTTTTTTGCTGTATCAACATCTAACTGGATTTCAAATAAAAATAATTCAATATCATTTAAAACTTTCTCTGGTAACATTCTTTGTAAATTAGGTGCATCTGCTGAAGAAAACATTTTTGACCCATCTTCTTTTTCTGCAAGTTGGCAAAGTAACTGTGTAGAAACCATTAAAGCATCATCAGTACCAACAGATGTTTGTGCTTTCTGTCTGTCATATCTAGTTAATGGTGGAAAATAAATATCTATTTTTTGACCAGATGGTGTGTTTAGCTCGTACTTTCGTCTTGCAGACATAACATCACTAAAAGCATCAGTGATAATGTCTACTGTTCTTTTTGTTGTCATTAAAAATTTTTCTTATTATCCTAACGTATCAGATAGCTGAAGTTATCGCACCGTTTGTCACAAATGATATATTTATTATTTGTATCTCACCCAAAGTTGCGCCATATTCAGCGGAAGTAATAATTCCAGCAAAACCAAATTTCTTTGATGCTGTTCCACTATCAGGGAATAATTCAAACAACGCATCACCAGCATCACCTGTAGTTAGAACATCATCAATAAAAGCTTGATAATCAGAGTTGCCCGATGGGTCATAAATAAGTTCTGCGGAACCTTCGCCAGATATTAAACCACCAACGAAACTTTTTGAAGTATTACCAAGAACTGTTGTTTCTTGTGTGTCTTTTGTAATAGATAAAGACCAATTTCTTAAGCCTGAAATGTCAGCTTCAGTACCGCCAGCATTCTCAAACATAATTTTTCCAACGTCACCCTTAACAGCAGCCATAACAAAAAAAAGAAATATTTATAAATATCTTAACTCTTTTCAGTCTTTTTTACATCTATTTTACAATTTTGTTGACTCTCCATATATTTTTTACACTGAGGATCCCAATATGCAGCTTCCCTTCTTCCTTTAACAACTTCAATGGCGTCAAGCATTTCTTCTGTGATTACAAGTTTTGGCATGATTAAAGATCCTCGTATATTTCAAAAGTAATCCTAACTTGTGTTTGAAATTTACCTTCTGGACTTGAAGATAGAACCTCAGGACCAATAGGTGAATCAAAGATTACATTTGATACTGTAATATTATTGTAAAGGTCACGAAGTCTTTTGCCAATAACATAATTTGTACCTGCTCCAATACCTTCATCTGTAAAAATATTTAAGAGAACTAAACCAACAACAGTATTGGTGGAATTAGCAGACCCGCCTAGAGTTAAATAACCACCAGTTCCAAAACTTGTTAAACATTGTACAAAAGAATCCTGAGCAGAAGCATCAAATGGCATATTATTAAATACAACAGGTATTGCAGGGCTACTTGCAAGTTCTGTCGCAAGTCTTGCTTCTATAGTTTGTCTGACTGTATTTAAATCTGTTGCTGCCATTACATACTCCTAATTATTTTCTTTAATTGATTTGGGATATATTGAGCAGTAAGTTGTTTTGCTTGTAATTCTGGAAAGCCTTTTATAGTTTGTTGTCTTGTTCTATATCTGCCTTGCCAACTTGGTGGTAACGAAGTTCCATAAATTACTGGTTCAGCATATTCCATTCTGTTAATAATAGTGCCTTTATATTTTCTTATATCTGTTTTCCAATCATTTCTTAAATTACCAGTTTCTCCTACAGGTGTTGCATTTTTAGAAAGTTCTGTCCAACGTAATGTTGTTCTTTGTACTAACTCTTGTACGGCTTCGGCCATTAGATCATCTATTTGCTCTAACTTTATTTGTCTTACCATTATGCCCTCAAGAACAATTCAAAGGTTATTGGTATATTATTTTGCTGATTAGTCACTACAGTAATAATTTTAAAAACAACAGAAGCAACTACAACTTTATCTTTTGGTGTTGGTACAAATGTAATATCACCAGCAGATATTGTTAGTTTTTTATCTTCTGCCTGTATTAAATCATTTACTTCAGTATTGTTTATATTTTCTAGCAAACCTTTTACCACAGTATCACTATTACTTTCACTCACTGCGCCAGTAGCGGTATCGTAGGAGCCGTTAGTAACTTGTCTTATAGTTACACTACCTCCAAGCTTTACTAAGCTTTTAGAGGCCACTTTTTTTAAAGATG